TAACTCTAAATTGAAACTGACGTGCGAAGTCTTTTTGCTGCGCTACTGTATAGAAGTCGGATATATTTTGTGACATAATCTTTTATATATTTATTAGATAAGTTCTAAGAAGTTTTGACTTGTACGTGTAGCGATGAAATTTACCAAGATAAATTCAGCTGCACGGGTCGGTTTAACGTAAATATCTACTGCAAGTTCGTTACGGTCGATAAGATCGGGTGGATTGTTGCGTTCATCACATACAATCAAGTAATCATATAGACCTTGTGTATTTCTTGCTAGTTCAAATATAGGGGAGATAGTATTGCGTAAACGTGTTCTTGTTGTATCGGTGTTTGGTTCAAATACAAAGTATTTTAATGTCTTTTGAACAGAGCGTTCTAGAGTTAAGAACAATCTACGAACATTTACACGATCAAAAGCTGATGGTTTGTTTTGTAGAGTCTTTTGACCAAAAACTACAAACCCGTCACCTGAGAATAATGCAATAGGGTTAATCGAAATCGTATATAAGAAGTCTCTCTGTTTTTGATTTGGATTGAACGCTAGATCAATAATGTTATTAATTGTTCCACGACTAAACCCTGCTGGGGCAAACCATGGTTGGGTAGCTGCATCAGTACGAGCATAGACGGCTGCTACATAACCTGAAGAAGGAGCCCAGAAAGGTTTATCAGCAAAAGCATCATATACCTTAACCCAGTTGCCGTAAGCTGCAGTGTAATTTGTATTAATTGATTCGTATTGAGTTCTCAATGGCTGATATACATTTTGTGAGAACGTGTTTGAACGAATTGATAATACTTTTGTATCTTCTCCTTTAACAAAGTTAGGTCTTAAAGGATCAGAGATAAATACGCAGTCTTTACGAGTATTTTGTACAAAGTTATTATAACTATTAAACAAGCTTCTCCATCTTGCAACAATATCGGATGATGCATCAGTTAAGGCGGATGCTGCTACTGTTGTAGTTTCTTTAAAAGAGCCACCAGAGGCCATTGCGTGAATTGTTGAAAGACCAGCATCGGCGATAACATCAACAAGTACTGTTTCAGGTGTCTCAATGTGGGTAAGAGCTCTTTCGAGTTTTAAGACCGTTTCTCCGATTAGTTTATCGGTGCTTTGTGTATAAGTTGGAACATAAGTTCCTGCAGGATAAACTGCCTTACTACTGGAACTTACTGTAACACTTTTATCAGGGCTATTTGAAGATAAACTTGTCCAGTTTGTTTGTTGAGAAATAGCAGGGTTAATTAAAACCTTAATATTAGATGATCCGTTATTAACTAAGTCTTCAAGATAGAAGGATTTAGGTGTGCCACCAACATTTGCAACTGTCTTCTTTTGAGAATCAAGAGAACCAATAAATGCTTCTACTAAATTGTATGTAAGTGTTTGAGGTTCGTAAATTGAATTACGTACTTTAAATACACTTAAAACAACTGAATCTCTATAATAATCATTATTAAAATTATATGTAGGTATGAATTCAATTGCCTCTGAGACAGATCCAGAACCTACTTGTTCTTTTGTTGCAGAAAGTTGAAAGCCTAGACGGTTTGTTGTTACAGGGTAGAGTATTTCAGAACCTGAAAGACTATAAAGTGTATTAACTGCATCGAAGTTAGTATTTGCCCCGAAGCCGGTATTATCAGCAATTGCTATATAATATCCTTCGAATTTTTCGTTAATTGTTGTTTGAGCAGAGTTTAATACAATGATACCTGCTGTTGCTGTTGTACCGTTAAAACTTGCTGCACCTACAGAGTAATTAACAACTGTTCCAGAAAGTGCACCTGTACCTGATAGAGGCTGTGTTGCACTTACACCAGCCCAGGTAAAATTGTTTTGAAGCAGATCATCGTATTGAGTTTGTGTTAAGGTTTTAGTAATTGGGGATCCAACTACAAATCCAGATCCGCCAGCAGAAGAAGCTACAGGAAAGAATAAAGCACTGTACTGGGAACTAAACCCGTCACCGGAACCAGAACCGTACGGAAGTCTAGTTACTAAAAGATTACTTGATGAATTTAAAATTTCTTTGCTTGAATAATAGAAGTATCTTTCTGCAGGTGTCTGCGGTATACCGTAAATTTGTTCAAATTCTGAAATTGTTGAAACTTGTAAAACTTCGTCGGTCGGGCCTTGTGCAGCATAACCTGCTACAAAAACATTAGTACCACCACCGAACTGTTGAGTTACAGAAAGATCTGTTTCTGTGATTTGAACGCCTGGAGAATTAATTATACGTGCCATATGTTATATTATTATTTAGTCTTTTTTGGTATATTTTTTTGAGTTAAGTTAAAAGTTTTATATCGAATTGACTAAATTGGAACTCAACAGTTGATTCTAAAATTTCAGGGGTTCTGTAATTATAATCAATACCTCCTAATGAGGTTATAAAAGCACTATAGTAAATAAACTCTATGGTTTTTTGATTATATTCATTTAAACCTATAACATTTAGTTTCTTGACCGTCTTTAGTGCCGGCATAACCGCTTTGTTTTGGATCGTTTAAAATGGATAACCACTTCCAAAGCAACCAGTAATTTTTAAATTTATTGTCAATAACAAAACTTACATTTAAAGGGGGGTAGTTGGGCCGGGAATAAGATGTAACATTGTACGATTGACCACCATATCGTACTTCTACTGGTGGTACTTGTATGGTAGGCACTATAGATCCGTAAATACTCATTTCCAATGGTTTTATATCAATTAAAGTATCATTTACAGATTGTTTATATAAAATTTTAGGTAAATTTAAAACAAGTATAAATTTATCCTTACCAGGTCTATTAAGAACTGATTGCTGGGTAGCTTGAGGGGTCTCGCAAAGGTCGTTATCTGGCATATTACATTGGCTTCCAACCCTGGGACATTAAATCGTCTAAATCCGATGTATCATACATTTTTTCAAATTCTTTTTCTGAAACTAATGGCTGAAACATTGACTCTTCGGTGTTACCCAAAGTTGTTATATTGTTACTATTATTTAAGTCTTTTACCTTATAAAGACTTTTATCGGGTTCATAGTAATCGAGGTTTCCAATGCGTAGAGGTTTATTCTGATCGTCAAACTCTTTAACTTCAAAATACTGCTGACAAATTTCTGGTTCTAAAATAAACAGAGCCCAGACAAGTGACATAATTCTGTCATCATAAAACTGGTCATTCTTTTTTCTATAAGTGCCATTTGGGTAACGAATAAAAGTTTCAAACTCTTTAATAGTATCTAAGTCATTAATATGAACTACTTGTAAAAAGTTAACCCAGTAACGCATATTAGCAACACCTGCAAAACGGAGATTATTGTGTGAAAGAATTCCTAAGTGTCTTGTATTAGAAAATGATCCGGTGTTAGCTAACTTTGAACATGATACAATTTTTTCATACATATGTTTATGAAAGAGTGCATCAATAATTTGAGCACCACAGTTATTTCTCTCTACAAGTAAAGGGGGGTTGCCCCACTGGGAACAAAGATTAACTAACTTGTTAGCGTAATGGTAGGGTTCAACAGTATTAGTTCCGTATACAGCTACCTGTTTAATGTCAGTTAAGTCTGTAACATCAAGTACCTGGGCCACAGACGAGGCTCTCCCAATGCCTTCTCCAACGTCAACACCAATTGCGTAAAGTTTGTTAATGTCCGGGACCTCAAAGACCTTGTACGCACCTTCATCACTTGTATGAATAGCTGGCTTTTTATTTTCTTTAAACCTCTCAATAACCGAGGCACCAACAGCTGAGTTACCGGCATCAAGAAATGTATTACCAAACTCTTGTTGAAAGGCTTCATCAGAACCAAGAGCTGCTACCATCTGCTTTCGCCACTTTTCACCTCTTCCAGGGACATCCCACCAGTCGATTCTTTCAGCTGTCCATCCGTTTGTTTCTTTTTCAGCACCAGAATAAATTTCGTAAAACTTATTACCAGAACCGTTCGGGGTACTGACCATGAAAATTTTTGTCTTTTTACCAGATGAAACAATTGGAATAACTGATTTCCAGAACTCATCCATAAAGTGAGGGTCAATGAAGGCAGCCTCGTCAATACAAAGAATAGAAGCCGTATCGCCACGAGCAGCCGTTGACGTCGTAGTTGAAATACCTATACTGGAACCATTAGCAAAAGTGACACCCGTTTTACCATATTCTTTAACACCAGGCTTGAGGTAGTTTGGTAATAATTCATAAGCCATTCTTATTCTCTTAAAGATGTTAATGGCAGTGTTTTCTTTATTAGCAACAATAATAACTCTCTGGTCGTCAAAAAAGCAGGTGTTCCAGAGGGCGTATATCGTAGTAATTGTTGTCTTACCGCATTGACGGGAGGCTAAGACACAGACAAACCTATTATCAGCTAAAGACTTAAGAGCACGTTTTTGAGCCTTGTACAGCTCAATCTTCATCTTACCACGATCAAGGTTTACAATCCAGAAATGGTTCTCAGCAAAGTGTATGATATTTTCTTTACACTTCTTGAGCTCCTTGACCATCTTAGGGGTCCATTCAAACTGGGCATCCTCTTTTGGTACATTTTTATCCCCTCTATAGAACTGAGATTCATCTATAGGGTTCTCTATTATAATATCTTCGTAAGGATCTTTAAATACCTCTTCGTTTTTTGACACAAAGTTATTTAACTCTGAGCGTTAATAATTCCTAGGAGAGTGGTTCGAAGATGTTCAACAAGGGCGTCCCTATCATTAGGGTTTGTAGCGTGCATTACAAAAACTTTTTCTCCATTTAAATCGTAACCTAAAACCATAAATGCTTTTAAAAATTCTGAAACCATACTGTCTAAATGTTCAAGATCTTTTACTTTGTACTGTTTCATTTGAGCAGCATCTGCAAAACGTAGAAAAGCATTTTTAAT